AATTTCGAAGACCTCTTACAAGAGAGACCTGAAATGAAAGAGTCAATTTATACTCAAATTTGTGATGCATATATTATGTCTTACAAAGAATCAAGCGCAGGTTCAAACATTGATAATATTGAAGTAACCGATTTTGATGATTAATAGGTATAAGGAACTACTCAAAGAAGTTAGTATCGAACATAAGGAAGTACAAAGTGAAGAACTTAATGACCGGGTTCTTATTATAGATGGACTAAATCAGTTCATTAGAGTATTTGGGGCAGTTCCTGCCTTAAACGATGATGGAGAACATTGTGGTGGTGTGACAGGATTCCTCTTGTCCACCGCTGCAACCATCAGAACATTAAAACCAACTCGTGTTGTTATCGTATTTGATGGTAAGGGTGGCTCAAATCGTAGAAAGAGTTACTACAAGGGGTATAAAGAGGGTAGAACCGGTCTAACAAAAATCAACCGATTGGCTGGTTATGAAGACCTCGAAGACCAACAAGAATCTATGAGAAATCAATTTAGTCGATTGATTGAGTATCTTCAGGTTCTACCCATCTCCCTTACCTATATTGATTATGTAGAGGCAGATGACATTATCGCATATCTTGCAAACCACTATTTTAAGAAAGAAGTCACCATTGTATCATCTGATAAGGATTTTCTTCAATTGGTAAACCACCGAATCAAAGTGTGGGCCCCCACTAAAAAGAAAATGTATGATGAAGCTTTAGTAAAAGAAGATTATGGGGTAATTCCACAAAACCTAATTTGGTATCGTGTAATTACAGGCGATAAATCTGATAATATTGAAGGCGTTCGTGGTATTGGTGAAAAAACCATTCACTCTAAAATGTCATTTTTAAATGAATCCGAACTTGATATGGATGGGTTTATGTCCAAAATCAAAACGGAATGTGATGATAAGTTGTCACAAAAGTTGACTGAAAATGTGACAACTATTGAGATGAATTATAGATTAATGCAACTCAAAGACCCTGAAATTTCATCATCAATTACTTCTCAAGTACGAAATATTATGGATGAACTCCAACCTGAATTAGACTTGGTTGAATTTAAGAAGATGTTTATGTACGATAAACTATACACTGCGTTTGCTAATGTAGACTCGTGGTTAAGAAACTCATTTACATCTTTGCACAACAATTTGAAAAATCATTTCAAAGATTACGAATTCAACGATAAATAATTTTGATAGTAACAAATAATTTCGTATATTTGTACCTATATGGAGAAGTTAGGAAGTAAGTTTAGTACATCATTTCAGAATAAGGTTATATCCGCTATATTGTCGGATAGGTCGTTTACACGACAAATCTACGATATTCTAAAAGCAGAATACTTTGATTCGGAAGCGTCAGAATGGTTGGTAAAGGCAATTATGCAATATTTTGACCAATACGAAAAGATGCCTACTTTGGATGTCCTTAAAGTGAAGATAAACACAATTGAACGTGATGTTCTAAAAACTTCCGTTGTTGACACTCTTAAATTTGCTTGGAATCACCTTGAAAGTGATGATTTAACATATGTGAAGGAACAAATCCTTGACTTTTGTAAAAATCAGTCTATCAAGAACGCAATTTTGGATTCTGTGACTCTTTTAGAGGATGGTAAGTATGATACCATCAAAAAGAAGATTGATACTGCTATGAAAGCAGGTCAAGATTCAGATATAGGTCATGAGTACAAAACTATGATTACTGAACGATATGAAGATTCAGTTCGTAATGTGGTTTCAACAGGTTGGAATGTCATAGATGAGATTACACAAGGTGGTTTTGGTAAGGGTGAGTTAATTCTATTCGCAGCCCCTCCAGGTATTGGTAAATCGTGGTCATTAGTTAACATTGGTGTTAACGCAATGAAACAAGGTAAGATAGTAGCACATTACACTTTGGAGTTGAATGAAGGTTATGTCGGCCAACGATACGATGCTGTTTTAAGTGGAGTTGCTGTGGCTAACCTTAAATACAATATGGATGATGTCAAAAAGGCAGTCCAAGGTGTTAAAGGTGACCTTATAGTAAAACATTATCCTACCAAAACCGCTAGTGTAACCTCACTAAAAGCACATATGGACAAAATGATTCTTCAAGGTAAGAAAGCAGATGTGGTGATTGTGGATTATGCTGACCTTTTGAAGGGGCCATCTAAAGAAAAGAGACACGAAGAGTTGGAAGAAATCATCGAAGACCTTCGTGGTATGGCAGGTGAGTATGAAGTGCCGGTTTATACTGCATCTCAAATCAATAGAAGTGGTGCAGAAGATGACATTATTACAGGTACAAAGATTGCAGGGTCATTCTCAAAGATGATGACTGCTGATTTCGTGGTATCGCTATCTCGTAAGATTGAAGATAAACTTGCTGGGACTGGTAGATGGCACGTTATTAAGAATCGTTTTGGGCCCGATGGTATGACTTTTCCATCAAAGGCCAACTTCTCAACCGGTCAAATTCACATCTATAATGATGATTCCATTTCTGGCCAACAAACCAAAAAAGAGATGAAAGGTGGGGAGAGTTTAGTAAGAAAAGAATTGGCTCAAAAATATAAAGAAATGAGTGGTGATATTGGTTTTTAAACACTATATATAAACACCCCCAAATGAAAAATATGTCTAACATTTTAACGCGGAGCCAGTATGGGTCTATTTGACAATCGTATACCTTTTAAACCATTTGAATATCCTGAATACTACACCGAGGGTTGGTTGAAACAAGCACAAGCATTTTGGTTACATACCGAAATTCCAATGCAAAGTGATATCAAAGATTGGAATGAAAATTTGTCAGTATCAGAGAAGAATTTAGTAGGTAACATCCTACTTGGATTTGCTCAAACGGAATGTGCTGTATCCGATTATTGGACTACTATGGTAACCGAGTGGTTTCCTAAACACGAAATCAAGCAAATGGCTATGATGTTCGGTTCGCAGGAAACAATTCACGCAACCGCATATTCATACTTGAACGAATCCTTGGGGTTAGAAGACTTTGAGGCATTTCTTCACGAACCTGCAACTGCTGAACGATTTGAGAACCTTGCCGGTGTATCAAACAAGTATACATACGAAGACTTAAAGTCAAATCCTGACGCAAGAAAAGAAGTGGCTCGTTCACTTGCAATCTTCTCCGCATTTGCCGAAGGTGTTGCACTTTACTCTTCATTCGCAGTATTGTACTCATTCCAAATGAGAAATATGTTGAAGGGAATTGGCCAACAAATGAAGTGGTCAGTTCGTGATGAGTCACTACACTCTAAAATGGGGTGTCAACTATTCAGACATATGTGTGAAGAGTATCCAGAGTTGAAAGTTGATGTTAAAGAGGCAGTTGAAGCTGCTGCTGAAACTATGTTGGATTTGGAACTCAACTACATTGACAAAATGTTTGAAATGGGTGACCTTGAGAACCTTAAAAAGAATGACCTTAAAAACTTCATTCAACGTAGGGTAAATGAAAAGTACAACGAATTGGGGTACGAAGGAAAATTATTTGATTATAATGAAAAATCGGCCAATGAATTAGAATGGTTCTATCATCTTACAGGTGGTACAACACATACTGACTTCTTCGCTGTAAGACCTACTGATTATAGTAAGGCAAACGAAGGTGAAGATTGGAACGACTTATGGTAAAAAAAGTTATGAAAAATTACGGAGAAGAATTAGGTTGGGAGTTAGGAGTTGACTTTCCAACTTGGGGAAATACTGAAATATATGTCAAAACAATATCAAAAGGATACTTACTCGCAGGAGAAACGCCAAAAGATGCATATTGGAGGGTATCAACCGCCGTTGCACGCAGGTTGGGCAAACCTCATCTCGCTAGTAAGTTTTTTGATTATATTTGGAGGGGTTGGCTTAATCTTGCTAGCCCTGTACTTTCTAATACTGGCACCGATAGGGGTCTTCCGATATCTTGTTTTGGCATTGATGTCGGTGATTCAATCCAAGAGATAGGTCAAAAGAACCTCGAATTGATGTTGTTGGCCAAACATGGTGGTGGTGTTGGTATTGGTCTTAATATGATTAGACCTGCTGGTGCTAAAATCACCGATAATGGTACAAGTGATGGTGTAGTACCATTCGCTAAGATTTACGACTCTACAATCCTTGCAACTAACCAAGGGGCAGTTCGTAGAGGTGCTGCTTCGGTTAACCTAAACATTGAACACAGCGACTTTGATGAGTGGATTGAAATCCGTGAACCAAAGGGTGATGTAAACCGCCAATGTTTGAACCTACACCAATGTGTTATCGTTGGTGACAAGTTTATGAGAAAACTTGAGGATGGAAACGAAGAAGCAAGACGCAGATGGGGTAAGGTACTTCAGAAGAGAAAAGCAACTGGCGAACCTTACATTATGTACAAAGGTAATGTAAACAAACAAAACCCAGAGGCATACAAACAAAACTCATTGAAGGTCTTTATGACCAATATTTGTAGTGAGATTACACTTCACACCGATGAGTCACACTCATTTGTATGTTGTTTGTCTTCAGTCAACTTGGCTAAATACGATGAGTGGAAAGATACTGACCTTATCTATACAGCAACTTGGTTCTTGGATGGTGTACTTGAAGAGTTCATCCAAAGAGCAAAGAATATGAGAGGATTTGAGAATTCGGTTCGTTCTGCTGAAAAAGGTAGAGCATTGGGTCTTGGAGTTTTGGGATGGCACACATACCTACAACAAAAAGGTATGTCATTCGAAGGTCTTCCTGCTCAATTCGAGACTCGTAGAATCTTCTCTCAAATGAAGATTGAGTCAGAACGCGCATCTCGTGATTTGGCTAATGAATATGGTGAACCACTATGGTGTATTGGTACAGGTATGAGAAATACTCACTTGAGAGCTATTGCACCAACAGTATCCAACTCCAAATTGAGTGGTAATGTATCCGCAGGTATCGAACCTTGGGCTGCAAACGTATTCACCGAACAAACTGCTAAAGGAACATTCATTCGTAAGAACAATGAGTTGGAACGTGCTCTTCGTAAGATGGGTATGAACAACAAAGAGACTTGGGATAGAATCCTTGCAGATGGTGGTTCAGTTCAAGGTTTGGATGAGTTGGATAATTGGGGATATGTTGAGGGTAGACTTCAAAAGAAAGAAGATATGGACTCTCAAGTGATTGAAAACAATCAAGTTGATTGGGTAAAGGATGTATTTAAGACATTCAAAGAAATCAACCAACTTGAATTGGTAAGACAGGCCGGTATCAGACAGCAATATGTTGACCAATCGGTATCACTTAACTTGGCATTCCCATCTCAAGCATCACCAAAGTGGATTAACCAAATCCATATGGAAGCTTGGAAACAAGGAATTAAGACACTTTATTATATGAGAACGGAGTCGGTACTTCGTGGAGACATCGCAGCTCGAGCCACCGACCCTGATTGTTTATCTTGCGATGGTTAGGAAATTATTATGAAACAATATCTTTACTTTTCAGCTCCGTGGTGCGGCCCGTGTCGTATGTTAGGGCCAGTAATGCAACGAGTTAACAACACGATTCCAGTTCAGAAAATCAATGTAGATGAACAATCTGAAATGGCAATTCAATACAACGTAAGAAATATTCCAACCGTCGTATTATTGGAAAATGGCCAAGAGGTTAAACGAATTATCGGAGCAAAATCAGAATCAGAATATCTAAATGTTTAAGTTATGAAAACCACAAAAATATGTCTAAACGCAATGGTGGGTAATGAAGAAGCCACCATTCAGCGAATGTTAGAATCAGTTGCGAACTATGTTGATTATTATGTCGTTCAATGTAATGGTAATGACAACACAAAAAATGTAATTGATGATTTCTTTAAAGAAAGAGGGATTGCTGGATTCACATATGAAATCAAATGGGAATATCCAGGTTGGAATCGTGACCACACCTTACAAGAGGCTTTGAAAGCAGACCATGGGTGTGATTGGATTCTTCGTATGGATGCTGATGAACAATTAAAAGTTGAAGATGACTTTGATTGGACTATCCTAAACGATACATCAGTAGAATCTTGGAATATTGTTGCCGACCCAGGCAATTCACTCTATTTCCGTACTTGGATGTGGAATGCAAAATTACCATGGTACTTCCAACACGACAAACGACACGAAACAATCCATTTGCCGGAACGAGGTGAATCATTCCAACGTGTTAATCTACCAAAGTCATTTAGACAAGTAATTACTAATGATGGTAACACTTGGATGGCGCCAATGAAATTTATTACGGATGGTTTGACTTTAGAGTTAGATAAAGTTCCTACTAAATTGGTATTGGAAGACTACTACCACTTGTGGTACATTGCAAAATCATATCATGATGGGTATCGTGATGTAGATAACCTACCATTTGGTAAAGCACATTCAGATGAGTATGCCAGAAGGGTTATTTTCTACTATAAGCAGTACTTGAATATGTTGCATGACTTTGAAAATAGACAACACCCAAAAGCTGTTGATGATATGGGATATTATGCCTGTATGTTGATTGCTGAGGCATATGAGTGGTTGGGTGAAGAAGACAAACAATTGTATTTCTTACAAAAAGCATCTGCTTTTAACCCACGAAGAAATGAACATTTTGTAAAACTGGCGATTTATTACCAACGTAGACAACAATGGGAAAACATGATTTATGTGACTCAAATTTTGGTAAATCCTGAACGTAAAAACCCATTCCCTGATTATTCGTTCTTGATTGAAAATAACTCATATTGGGATACTGGTAATCTATGTCAACAACTTCACGAAATTGCAATAAATGGACTCAACTCGTAAGTATGACTATGTAATTGTTGGTAGTGGGTTCTTTGGGGCAATATGTGCTCATGAGCTAAAAAAGGCTGGTAAAAAAGTTGTTGTTTTAGAGAAAAGAGACCACATCGGTGGAAATACTTACACCGAAGAGAAAGATGGGGTGCATATTCACAAATATGGCGCCCACATCTTTCATACCAACGATGAAAGTGTTTGGAATTATGTAAATCAGTTTGCAGAGTTTAGACAATACGCTCATAGTGTTATTGCTAATTATAAAGGTGAGATTTACACCCTACCATTTAATATGAATACATTCAATCAGATGTGGGGGGTAACTACACCACATGACGCAAAGAAAAAGATTGAAGAACAACGATATGATGGTAAGGTAACAAATTTGGAAGAGCAAGCTCTTTCACTTGTCGGTAAAGACATCTACGAAAAGTTGATTAAGGGTTATACTGAAAAACAATGGAGAAAACCTGCAACTGAACTACCTGCCTCAATTATCAAAAGACTGCCGGTTAGGTTTACATACAATAACAACTATTTTAACGACAAATACCAAGGTATTCCTATTGGCGGATATACTCAAATATTTGACAAGTTGTTAGATGGTATCAAAGTATATACTAATTGTGATTATCTTGAAAATAAAGAGTATTGGGATGATTTGACTGATAAAGTAATTTACACGGGCCCTATTGACAAATACTTTAATTATGAATTTGGTGATTTAGAGTACAAGTCAGTTAGATGGGATACTATGAAAATTAATGCAGATAATTACCAAGGTTGTGCAGTTATGAATTACACCGATGACTCTTCATTTACTCGTATTATTGAACACAAGTATTTTGATGACCAAAATCAAAAGTCTACTTGGGTGAGTATGGAGTTTCCACAAGAGTATCAGAGGGGAGTAGAACCATTCTATCCTGTGAATGATGAAGAAAACAGTGAAAAATATCGTAAGTATAAAGAGTTAGCTGACAAAGACAAGGTAATCTTTGGTGGTAGACTTGCAGAGTACAAATACTACGATATGCACCAAGTGGTTGCTTCCGCATTAAGTAAGGTTAAAAAGATTTTGAATAATCAATAATTTTTTGTATATTAGTAGTTATGAAAAAACAATTACAACAACTTTGGGACTTCCAAAGAGTATACGACCAGCCTCGTAATACAAAACCAACCCTATTAGACCCATCTCAATCTATGTTAAGATACGAATTGGGTAAAGAAGAGTTGGTTGAGTATTTAGAGGCATGTAATAACGATGACCTTGTAGAGGTTACCGACTCACTTGCAGACCAACTATACATCCTTTTGGGTACTATGGTTGCTCACGGAATGCAGGACATTATTGAGGATGTTTTTGATGAGGTACATCGTTCAAATATGTCAAAATTGGGCATAGATGGGAAACCTATCTATCGTGAAGATGGTAAGGTGTTGAAGGGGCCAAACTTTACTCCACCTAACATTCAACAATTCTTGGCCGATGATGGTCAACTTGAGATTCCTTTTGATGAGGAAGTTTAAGATGGCTTTACGAGGAGAATCACACCCGCAACACAAACTTACGGAAGACCAAGTAAAGTCCATTCGTAAGTTGTGGGCTATTGGCCATCGTAATATCAGAGTATTGGCCCGAAACAATGGTGTATCACCCGCCAACATTCGTAAGATTGTAAAAGGTGAAACTTGGACTCACATTATTTTTGGTGAATTTAACGATTATCAATGAAAGTAGAAGGTAAGGTATACTTTGACCCATCCAAATTTTCAGTAAGACCTATTGCTAAATCAGTAGCAAAGGACATTGTGGTAAATCACCATTATGCTGGAATTTGGACAAAGGTATCTTACGCTCTTGGTTTGTTTTATGAGTCCGAAGAAGAACACCAATTCTTTAGTGGTGTTAATGAGAAGTTAGTTGGAGTCGCTACTTATGGAGACCCCATAGGTAGACACTCTGGCGCTTCCATCTCCGAACTTATTGACCGAACTGAAGTTCTTGAACTTACCCGACTATTCGTTTTTGATGGATATGGGTGTAATGTGGAGAGTTGGTTTGTAGGTCAGACCTTTAAATGGTTAAAAGAGAATGCTCCCCACATTAGGGCTTTGATTTCATATTCAGACCCAAAGGTAGGTCACAAAGGGACTGTTTATATGTCCACAAACTGGCTCTACCAAGGCAACCGAATCCGACCTAACGACTCTTGGTTGTTCAAATGGGAAGAAGATGGAGAATGGACACATAGTCGTACCTCGTTCGTAAAATTTGGGACTAACAACCCAAAGAAAATCCAAGAAATGACATCAACTCCGTTTTGGATTAAAAAGGAGTTACGCAAACATCGTTATGTGTATATTTTGGATAAGTCAAAAAAAAGTCGTATATTGAAGTCATTGAAATACCCCATATTACCCTACCCAACGGAAAATGAGGAGTTCAAAGAAGAGATACATAAATTAGACCCAATTGAAAGAGGAAAATAAGACATATGTAGACACCTCACGAGTATCCATTCGTGAAATCAACAAAGCCATTGCAAAGGATATGATTGTGAAGTATCACTATTCCCACGCATGGACTATGTGTAGGTATGCATTGGGTATCTTCTATAAAACCGATGAGAAGGACATTCTTGGGAATGATGAACAACTGATTGGTGTCGCTGTATATGGATTTCCCGTTGGTAGGTCGGCTGTGACCTCTATCATTGATGGATTGGGTAACGACCAATGTTTGGAGCTAACACGATTGTTCATCCACGATGGGTATGGGTCAAATATTGAATCATACGCTTTGGGTCAAACATTTAAGTGGATGAGGGAGAACGCTCCCAACATCAAAATGTTATTGTCGTATTCAGACCCATTCCAAGGTCATTTGGGTGGTATCTATCGTGCTACAAATTGGTTATTCCAAGACACCAACAAAATCCAACTGATGCCGAACTATGGTATTTCATTAGAAGGTGAAGATGGGACTTATATACACTCACGAACTGTATTTTCAAAGTGGGGTAGTCACAACTTGGAACACCTCAAAACTGAAATTGGTAAGGATGGGTATAAAGAGTTCTGGCGTAGAAAAGAGATGTCTAAACTACGATACATTCAGATTCTACCAACAAATAAGGGTGAGAAGAAGAAACTGATGAACTCACTTAAACATCCGATTTCAACTCCACCCAAGGATATCAGCGACATCTTACCAAAGGCGGAACGACACGACACGATACCTCCCGAGAATCAAGTAAGTTTTTGGTAAATTTAACAATTTCTTAACATTGGGAGTTTGGCAATTCAAAAATATTTCGTATATTTGTATAGTAATGAGGTCGGAGAACCTCGCAAAGTAATAACTAAAATGAAAAGTATGTTAAACACTTCAAACACCCCCACTTCAATTAAAGAGGTTCACATTGGGGAAGAACCCACAATCTACGAAGGATATCTTTATCGCTACACAAATTTGAATAACAACAAACTTTATGTTGGTATTCATAAGGGCTATGTGGGTGATGGGTATTGGCATTCATCTACCAACAATGAGTTCGATACGGAGTTTAATAGCTCAGATGGGAATTTTAAATTTGAGATTTTAGAGTATGGTAGTTATGATGAGATGACGGTATCAGAACGAAAAATTCTAAAGGATAATGATGCTAAGAATAATCCTATGTTCTACAACAAATCAAATGGCTCAGCTAAATTCACTCAACCTGATGTTGATATGATGAAAGAGTTGGCTGATAAGATTTTGAATGGTGAGTTTCCTATCACCAAAGAATCGGTTGATGATGTTTACCAACTACCTCGTTTACAGGTTCGTTCTGAAGAAGACAGAGACCATAAGATTGAAATTCAACAACGAATTGAGGATGCTGGCGGTAATACCGATAAGTGTTCTCCAATTGTAATTTACGAGAATAGAAACGGAAAAGATGTAGTGGGTGATGGTAACCATACATTGAACGCTGCAAAAGATGCTAAACATTGTAGTGAGGTTCCTGTAATCCGAATCCCATTTGAAGTTCACGAAAAATACACTAACCAAGAACTTAAAGGAGTTAGTAACCTACTCAATAAAAAGCCAGAAATTATTAAAAAGGCGATGAGTGCTGATGATGGTGTTAAATACATTGTTGGAACTTATAGTGAAGGAACTCCACACGATTCAAATGGTAACAAAGAATATTTAGAGGCTTGTGGATTCACAAAGAAGCAAGTGGGTAGTATCCTTAAAAAAGCAAAGGTTGAAATTGATAAGAACAACCTCGCTTTGGCTAACAAACTTTGGATTGACTATAAGAGTAAAACTCACAAACAAACCTTGGATGCCACCGTTGAGGGATTTAGGGACTCAAACACAATTTCTCTGGTCTACTCATCAGCAATGTTTAAGTGGGATAATATCTTCAATAGTATCTTCGCTCACACCAAATACAATGATAAAACCAAATCATACGAATCGACTAAAACCGATGTAATTATTACGGTTTATCACCCAAATCCGATTGCAGAAGAGAATTGGAAGATGGTTCACCAACCAGACGCACTTCGTAAACTAAAGTATTTTATGTCACCTCTTGGTTATACTTTTAAAATTCACGAGATGGTATCCACTATGTACAATGGGTTGGTATAATGAGTTTTTGGGAATCAGTAGATTACAAAAATGCCAGAAAGGTATTGGTAATCCCGAACATTACAAACTCATCTAACATTGAAAAAGATTCTTTCATTGATGTAATCCACAATCACATCAAAGCGTTAGAGAAGTATGGTGAATACTATTGGAATGTATTAGTTCCAAAGGGCAGTGTTACTAAAAAGTTAAACCTACCAAATGTAAAACAAGTTGAGATTCACATTCCAGGTGATATGATGAATCAGAGAGCATTTCCATCAAGTGACCTTATAAAGGTCCTGAAAGACATTGACTATGATGTAATCTATTCACATTTGCCGGATTGGCCTCAAGTGGGTAGATACAAGAAATCAATGAACACAAAAATTGTGGGTTATTGTCATTGGTGGGAAATGAAATCGTGTAATGGGCCTGACAATAGAGAAGGTAAAGCAAAGTGGTTGTGGTTACCTATTGAGATTCTTGGAGTATCACAAATGGATGTGTGTTATCTTAATACTCAAGACCAAAAGAATCGTGTATTGGAAGAAGCACGAGAAACCTTTAATGATGAGTTCGTTCAGAAGTTAGATGGTATCCTTAAAGTGTGGAATTTAGGCGTACCTCAAGATAAGATTGTCGATGGTATCAAAGAATCAAAAGATAATATCATCGTATTCAACCACCGACCAGCCGCATACAAGGGGTATCCAAAGTTTATTGAACTGATGGAAGAGTATCGTACTCAAAGACAAGATTTCACTGTGTGGATTCCACAATTAAGTGGTAAAGTACCATTCGGTTGGATTGATAATACAAAAGTACCAAAACACGAATACTACCAACGACTTCAGAATTGTAAGGTAGGGGTTCAGATGAGACAAACCAACTATGGGTGGTCGGTAAGTGGTACTGATTGTATGATGAACGGAACTCCAATGATTTGGCAAGAATCCGATTGTTATCACGAGATTGACCCGAATGGAATGTTCTTCAAGTATAAAAAAGAATTCTTTGAGTATTTGGATAAAATATTAGATGATGACAAGTTCAGACAAGAACGAGACAATATGTCAGTTGTAAGGGCTGTGGAACTATCTTTGAATGAAGATAAAATGATTAAAGAACTACATAAAGAGTTGAGTAATTAATGTATCAAAATGTATTTTACGAAAAAGAAACATCTACCATCCATTGTTGGGATGATGAAAAGGGTTATTTTACAAGTAAGTATCGTAGATATGCTTACGTTAGAGATGGGAATGGTGCTCATACTTCTATTCACGGAGAGAGGTTAAAGAAAATTAACTTTTGGAAGAGTGAAGACAATATTGAATTGTACGAAAGTGATGTAAACGAAATCACTCGATTCTTAATTGACCAATATGGGGATTCAGATGAAGTCTCTAAAGGTCACACTATTCTTACCTTCGACATTGAGGTTGAGATGAATAGTGGTCTGCCTGATATTGACAAAGCTCAAAACGCTATGACTTCAGTCGCAGGTCACGATTCCGTTACAGGTGATTACTTCGTATATGTTGTAAACAAAGGTGAGAAGATTGATAAGACCATCAAAGGTGCAAAGGTAATTTCGTTTGATACTGAAGAGGATATGGTGATGGCTTTCCTAAACAAATGGAGAGAAATCAACCCTACCATCGTTACAGGTTGGAACATTGACTACTTTGATGTCACCTACCTATACAATCGTATCAAGGTTCTATTTGGAGAACAAACTGCAAACAAACTATCTCCTATTGGTAAGGTGGGTTACAACAAATATCGTAATCGTTACATCATTGCAGGTGTATCGTGTTTAGACTACCTTGCTCTCTACAAGAACTTTACCTATCAAGAGTTTCCTAACTACCGATTGGACACCATTGCTAATATCGTGTTAGGTCGTGGTAAGATTGAGTACGAAGGTAACCTTGACCAGTTGTTCCGAGATGACTTGGAAAAGTTTATTGAGTACAACTTGGTGGATGTGGAGTTGGTTGTTGATATGGATAAGAAACTTCAGTTCATCGAATTGGCTCAAGCAATTTGTCACGCAGGACACGTTTTCTACGAAGACTTCTTATTCTCATCAAAGTGGTTGGAGGGTGCCATCTTAACATTTCTACGAAGAAGTGGTAGGGTTGCCCCAAACAAACCACGGAGAAAAGAAAAGAATGCCGATGGGTCTGATGGTGAAGGTAAGTTTACTGGAGCATATGTGAAAGAACCAAAACCTGGTCTATACAAATGGGTATACGATTTGGATTTAACATCGCTATATCCATCGATTATTATGACCTTGAATACTTCACCTGAAACCAAAGTTGGTAAGTTGAAGAATTATGTCGCCGAAGACCATATGAAGGGTAAGATTGAAACTTACTCAATTATTGATGATGATGGTAACGAATATCCACCATTGGGTAAAGAGAAGTTTTTAGAATTTGTTCAGAGTAACAATTACTCAATTGCAGCTAATGGTGTTCTATATCGTAGAGATAAGGTTGGTGTTATTCCTGAAATCTTGAATGTTTGGTTTGACAAACGCGTGGAATACAAAGAC